TTACGGGGCATCAAGAGACCCCACCAGCAGCTCGAACAGGTCCGGGTTCGAAAGCGAGCCGGCGTCCGAGCTGCCCAGCGAGACCACGGAAGCCGTGACGCCGGACTTGGACGATTGGTTCAGCCGGATCACGATCTTGGGCAGGGCCCGGTTGAATGTGCCTTGTGGCACTACGACCAGGCTGCCGGCCTTCTTGTCCCATAGCACCGCGCGGTAGTTCCGCAGGTGTTCCGGAAGGCTGTTGATCCATTCGTCCGGCCAGACCTGCAGCGGTGAGCCCTTGGCGCGGCGGCCGGTGCCGGCGGCATCCGGCTTGGCGGCCTTGTGCTGGCCGGTCAGCTTGATGGTCTTGCGGTCGAGCACCGCGATGCTGGTGGACTGCAGGTCGATCTCGGGCCGCGTCTCGGCCAGGGCGCGCAGGGTCGCGCTGTCCATGAAGCCTACGATCTGGGCCTCTCCTTGGGGCTTCAAAGAGGCCTTGGCGTTCTCTCGAAAGCCCTTGAAATCGTCGCTGAGCACCTTTTGATAGGCCGGAGAGATGGTCTTATCGACCATCAGGCCGCGCAGCGGCATGGGCAGGCGGGCCAATTTCTGGCCCAGGGCGACTTCGGGGGAAATCCAGCTCTGGCCCACGTTGTGGTCCCAGCCCGGGTCGATGCCGACCGGCACGCGGTCCTTGATCTCGCCGTCGCGGCTGACCACCTCGCGCGTCTTCATCTCGACATCGTCCGAAACAGCCAGATTGCCGGCGTCCAGGTCGGCCTGGCTGTAGGCGCGCACGGTGCAGCGGCAACCCCAGCCGTTGGGCGGGTAGTGGGTCTGCCAGAAGCTGTGGTCGATGGGGTAGATCAGCCCGTTCCACATCCGGTGCATGGGGCGCACGCGGGCGTCGCCGGCCGTGCGGTACTGGAGGAACGGCCGCCGCGTCTTGTTGGCCTGGAGCTGTTGCCAGCGTCCGGCCATGTGCGCCGTGCGCATGTTGGTGTCGAAGATGACGCTGGTGCGCCATCCCCGCTTTCCCCGGTACTCCCAGCCGTGCTTCTGCACCGCCGCGTCGAAGTCCTTGCGGAATTGCGTGATGGTGGTCCCGTTCTGCAGCGCCTCGGCCAGCGACTTCTGTATATCGGCCACCAGGTCAACGCTGGTCGCTCCGGCAATGGCAAACACCTTGCCGTGCACCGGGCCGGCCAGGTCATCCCACTTGAGCGTGCTTTCTGGCAGCTTGCCTTTCAGGTAGTCGATGGCCTCGCCGAAGCGCAGGCCGAACGGTTTCACCTCAGGCATAGGCGAACTCCGGGCCGTGCTGGACGGCGCACTCCGGCACTACGATCAGACCGAGCTGGGTAGCCAGTTGGTGCTCGATGCGGGCGCCCCTGGATTCCTGCCAGCCGGGCAAGAGCACCACGCCGTCACATTGGGCAAGCTGCCGGATGGCCATGCGCATGTAGCCCAGCCAGGAACCGCAATGCGGCTCCGGGTTTTCAGCCGGGTTCTCGACCTCGAAGCCCAGCGCACGCAGCCGGGCAGCGGCGGCGTTGAAGGTCGGGTAGTTCAGCTCGGGCAGGCCAGACATGGGGCCGGCGATGTAAATGCGCTTCATGCTTCAGCCTTGATCGTGGAGACGCTGCTTCAGCGCGTAGCCCATCAGGGGCCAGAGTTCTTCCTTGGAGTTGGCGATGGCCGCCTTCTCGCCGATTTCCGCGTTGTCGTTTTCCTTGGATACGGAGCAGGAAGGTTTGCCGGCCACCGCGAAGCCGCTGCGGGTCGTCAGGACGGCCCAGCGCAGGACCTGCCCAGACTTGGCGACGTGCTTCACGATTTCGGTGTCAACGATGTTCGCGTCGATGTCGGCCGGCGTCACGCGCGGCGCGGTAAGGCCCTTGGCCTGAATCTCCTGCTCAAGTTGATCGCTCATGGTGCTCTCCTGGAAGGTCAATCGGCCTGCGTGGCGGCGCCGCGCAGCATGGAATAGGTCAGGGCTCGGTCGATCACCTCGCGGAAGGCTTCATCGTCCATCTCGCCCACCAGCTTGCTCAGATCAGCCTGGAACTCGGCCAGCGTCTTGCCGTCCGCCTCGTACTGGACCAACATGCGGTAGATCGGTGCGATCATGTGGTCCGCGATGGCCTGGTCACCGGCCTCGGCCGCGAGTTGCATGGCTTCGTCTTCGGTCATGCCGGCGGCTTTGGCGAAGGTGAAGCCGGCTACTGCCGAGAAATCAACGGTCGGCGCTGCGCCCTTGTCGTTCGGTGGCGCGGCCACCGTGCGGATCGCCGGCAGCAAGGCGTCCTGATCGTCCTTGGCGGCCGGGATGTTCAGCTCTTCCAGCATGGCCTCGCGCGAGGGCCGGGCGCCCATGTTGGCGGCGATCTGGTAGGTCTGGGCGCGGTCCTTGTTGGCCGCCTCCTGCTTGAAGAACTCCAGCTTGGGTGGTGCGACGCCCTCGCCAAAATTGAACAGGGTGATCCACTTGAAGACCTGCCCCATCCCGCCAGCGCCGATGTCGCGGTCGGAGTCGTGCACCTGGTCCTGGCGTTCCTTGGCCGTGTCGGACGCCGCACGCGACCCCACCTCCAACTGCTCGCCCACCATGGCCTGGCTGGTGAGCGCCTTGGACATTTCGCGGTTGCACAGGGTGATCAGGTTCTGCTGCGGCAGGGGGCCGCCGCCGCCGCTGGGCGTCAGCAGTTCCAGGCCATTGCCCTCCTGCGTCACGACGTAGCCGGCTTCGATCATGTTGGCCAGGGCCGCTTCCAGCTCATCCTGGTCCTTCTCAGGCGTGCCAGCCGGATAGCGGCCCACCGGCCACGGCAGACCGTGGCGCTCGCAGTACTTCACGAAATAGCGCCAGCCGCCCGATTTGAAGGTCCAGGGCCAGAAGCAACTCGACAGCAGCGCCAATCCGTAGGGGTTGTCGTGCGTCGGCATGTGGCGCGAGATCACGAACTGATAGGGCTCCACCGGGGCGCCTTGCCATGCATCGGTCGAAATCAACATCGGTTCGCCGTTGGCGTTGAACAGGAAGCGACGGCCTGGTCTATCGATCACGCTGCTTGGCAGGTACTTCCCGTCCTTCATGTCCCAGACCAGCTCATGCGCGCGGTAGCCGGTGAAGATGCTGGCAGTCATCTGCCACATCACCTCCATCCAGTCCACGATGGCATTGGGCTGCTGCTCGGCCATCCACTTCTTGCACAGCTCCAGCGCGGCCTCGGCCTTGCTGTCGCCCTCGGCGCCGGCCACCAGCCGATATTGGTGAGAGCGGAACGACCCGCGAATCGAGCGAATCTCGCCGATCACGTGCGCGTCGATCATGATGGAGTTGTAAACCTGCTCGGCACGGCCCATCTCCCGCAGGATGGGGTCCGGGTTGGGCATGGTGACCAGCTTTCCGAAGAAACGCTGCGTGTCGGTTTCCGGTGTGGCGATGGGGCGTCCCAGCCAGCCGTTGAGGTTGCGGATGAGGCCTTTGAAATTGAGGTTCATCGTCTTTTCCCGGTTCGAATTTTTGGAACGCCACCAGCGCGCGTCATTGCCAGCATCCAGAGCATGTGCAGCGCGTCCGGGCCGTCGTCGTGGTCGGCCTCGGGCCAGTGGCGAAGCTGACTGTTGAGCACGGTGTGGGCCTGATTGAAGAGGATCAGGCCGTTGTTGACGTGGGGGCTCAGCGACTCGATGCGGAGATCCTTGTCGCTGTGCGGCGTCAACGCCACAGCAGGCACCGGCACGCCGGCCACGGCGGACCGTTTCACCAGCTCCTGGCGGAAGAACTCCTGAAACTGGATCGACTCGATGCCCCACACCAGGCAGTGATAGGCCTTTTGAAACTCGATGATCCGGCTGATCTGGCGGTCCGGGATCATGCGGGCCACCACGGCCTCCACCACGCTGAGCTTGCCGCTGTTGCGGTCAAAGCCGCCCACCAGGCAGGCGCTCGGGTCGCGGCTCTTGTTGTTCTTGCCCAAGCTGGGGTCGTGCGCGCCGTAGAACACCCACTCGCGGCACGGCTGCACCCAGAACTGCATGTTCTGGAAAAAGCTCGCCTCATCGTTGGTGGGGTCGTTCTGGTACTCGCAGTCGAAGGCGTGGTGATCGCTGGCCCGAATCTTCATCAGGCGCAGCAGCGGCCGCACGTCCGGCCAGCTCACCTCGGCGCCCTGGTCCATGGCCGCTTTACGCTCTGCGTAGAGGGCGTCGGCGGCCTCCTCGCCCTCATTGATGAACAGCTCTTCCCACTCCTGCCACAGGTCCATGCGGTCCGGCCAGCGAATGACGGACTTGAACTTGACGCGCTTCCACAGCGGGTTGCGATGGAAGCGGTTGGCCACCGAGTCGTAGTGCAGGATGGTGTTCAGATACAGGATGTGCATCGAACCATCCGGCGGGCCAAGCGGCATGACCACCTTCTTGACCCAGGCCTCGGTCTTGTCCCGCTGCTCCTTGCTGCGCACGTTCTCATCGTTCTCGATGTCGTCCAGCAGAACGAAGCCGGGCCGGTGCGGGCCGTGACGCAAGCCCCGCATCTTCTTGCCCGAGCCGAAAGCCTGCACCTTGCGGCCGTTGGCGGTCACGATCACGCCGGCATTCCACACCCGGCCTCGGCCGCAGGCATCTGGAAAGTCCATCGCCAGGCGGGGATTGCTTTCCAGCTCCACCTTGACCGCCTCCAGCATGGTCGCGGCCTGGTCGAAGCTGTCCATGACGATGGGAATGAACCACTGCCGCTCGGTCACCAGCTGCCACAGCGTCACGAGCTGCGTGCCCAGGGTGGACTTGGCCTCGCCGCGTGGCGCCGAGACCTCGATCAGTTGGCCGGTCGGCTGATCCAGCAGGCCTGGCACCGTGTCGTAAAACCAGCGGTGGAACACCGAGGGCTGGCCCTTGATGTAGTGCGGGAAGTAGGTGCGGCAGAAGAACTCATAGTCCTGCTGCGCACGGGTTGCGCGCTGGTCGCGTGCGGCGTGGTCGGCGGCAAAGCCGTCGCATTCGGCCTCGACCAGGCGGCGCTGTTCATCCGCGAAGGCGCGCAGCTCTTCCAGGAACTCCTTATCCTTGAGGCGCTTCTGTTTGGCCATCAGGCGCCGCTCCCGCCGAACTCGCGCACCAGGTCATCGCCCGCCGCCTCGGTCACCTCAATGAACTGCTCGCGCAGCTTGGGGTAACGCCCGGCGATGAAGACTGACAGGAACTTGATCACGTCCATCGCCACCGCCAGGCGGTTGGCGTTGGGCATGGCCCGGCTGGCTGCGCCGATGGCCTTGTTGTAGCCGTCCATGAGCCGGACCATGATGTCCGCGCGCTGCGCGGCGGCCATCTTCGGGTCCTTCTTCACGGCCTCCAGCGTGGCCAGGAACTGCTCGGCCAGCTCGCCCAGCACCTCGTTGGCCATCTCCTCGACGCCGCTCTTGGTCATGCGCCGCGCGTTGCGCTGGATGTCCCAGTCGTTGCCGTCTTCCGCGTCCTGCCGCTTCCAGTTGCGCGCCGTGTTGTAGGGCACCTTGCACACCTCTGCCGCCGTGGCCAGGGGCATGCCCTGCACGTACTTGGCGCGCACCTTGTTGCGGGTGGAGCGGTCGTAGGCCATGCTCAGTGCCCGCCAAAGCCCTTGAGCGCGGCAATGCCCGCGGCCACGATGGCGCCAGCCAGCGCCCCGGTGCCCGCCGCGCGGACGGCCGTGCCGCGCTCATTTTTTTCGAGCACGCCAACGCGGGTTTCAACCCCGTCCAAACGGCCTTCGACCGCATGCCGCATGTCGTTGATGCGCTGATGGGTCGATTCATGGTTGGCCTGCATCATCTGCGTCATCATCTTGAGCTGGCCCTTCACTTCGGCCAGTTCAACAAGGACTGCGGTGCTCGTGTCGCTCATGTGCTCATCCGTTCGAATAGTTCTTGGCAGGCAATACAGCGAATCGCGGCGGGCGCTGCCAGGCGCCGTTCGCGGGGGATGAGTTCGCCACAGTCTTCACAGTTGTCGCGGCCGGCGCCTTGCATGCGCCGCCGCACCTCCTCCAGGGCAAACTGGCGGCGGTGCGCCTCCAGCTCGCTTGCTTGCTCGTGATACTTTTCGTCCACTCAGTCGGTCTTTCCGCGCCCGGCCTCAAAGGCTTGGCACTCCGGGTGGTTGATCTGCAAGTACGCCTGCAGCCGGCACATCTGCGAGGCCAGCAGGTGATAGGCCTTGCTCACCTGCAGGTGGTTCGCTTCCAGGTCGCGCATGCGGCCCGACTCCGGTTGCGGCAGCGGTCGCGGCGGCGCCGTCAGGTTGGGCGGAGGCTCCGTCTTGACCGGCTTCGAGTCCGGCGTTCGCGGCCCGCCAGATGCGCAGCCGGTCATCAGGAAGCACGCAAGCATCAACAGGGTCAACAGGCGCATGGGCTTGCTCCTTCTCCAGGTGGTCGAAAGTCTTGTCGAGCGCCACGCGGGTGCGCTCGTGAGCGGCGCCGGTGCGGGTGCCGCGCTTGATGTCGCCTTGCACATCCGCGTTCTGCCGGGCAACCTCGCCCCGGTCGTCTTTAGCCTGATCGGCCTGGCACGTGGCTTTGCCAGCGGTCACGCCGAGGTCGTAGACCTTCCAGGCCGCTGCCGCGAGGGCGAGCACGATAGCGACGACGATGCCGAGCAGCTTCATGGGCACGAACCGTTTCCCCAGACGCGGTACAGCGGCTCGTGCTTGAGCAGGATCGTCTCCGCGTAGTGCCGGTTCTCACGCTGGGCCGCCTCGGAAATGCCGGGGTTGATGAGGCAGGTCATGCCCAGGCATACGCCGGGCTCCGCGCTGAGCTTCTGGCGCTTGTAAACCCAGCCCAGGCCGCCGTTGTAGGCGCTCAGCGCAAAGGCCATGTCCTGGCAGGCGTCCTTGGCCCGGATGCGGTCCGCCAGCCACTTGTCATAGGTCACCAGGGCGCGCAAGGCCCAGGTTGGGCTGCCGGGGTCGCGCGCGGCGAGGCCCGGGTTGAGGCCGCCGATCCAATCGGTCGTGGCCGGCATGAACTGCGCCAGCCCTTCGGCGCCGACGGGCGAGCGCGCGTCGAGCCGCCAGCGGCTCTCCTGGTGCACCTGCGCGGCGAAGCTGGCCACCGGCGCCTGCAGGCCCCAGGCGTATTGGGCTTCGCGCTTGAGCGTGAGCTGGTAGCGGTATGCCTCGCGCGGAATGGACTGGGCGTGCGCGGTGAACGGCGCCACGGCCGCGACAATCAGCACCACGGCCAGGAAGGCCAGCAGGCCCACGGCCATCCCGTGCAGGTACGCGCGCAGGTAGGCACGCAAGGGCCGCTTGTTGCCGGTGGCCGCGCCGCGCATGTCAGGCCCCCAGGCCCACGCAGACCAGGCAGGCCGCGACGACGATGGCGCGGCGAAGCTGCGCTGCCGTGAAGCACGAAGCCGTGCGGTCGGTATTCGAGCCGCTCAGGTACGAGTCCGGCCGTGCATAAGGGAAGAGCGCGCGGTCCAGCCAGTAGCCCCCCCAGCCGCCCAGCGCCATCAAGTGGGCCTTGTAGGCGGTCACGGCGACCAGCGTGCCGGGCCAGCGATCTTGCAGCACGAGCGCCGCGACTATCAGCGCCAATGTCAGCGCCAGGCACAGCAGCATGCGGGGAAGATGGAACATGATCGACTCCAGAAAAACAAAGGGCCACTCGAAAGTAGCCCTCAGTGTCTGGAATCGGCGCCGTTAAGGCATGGTGAAGTGTTTCACCGTGGGCGCGTTGGCTTCTCATCAAGGCCGTAGGTTCTCACCGAACATCTACAGCCTGGCCGTTCACAAACCCATGGCCCATTCTGATTCCAAAATGGATCGTCCCACCTATAGACGGGATACTGAATTCCTGGGCAAGACGGGGGGTCGCGCCCGTCACAAACAGCGCGTAGCTGCCATAGCGGCCTACGCTTTACGACCAACAGCATTTGCTCTTTGCGAGCCTGCATTAAACCTTTTCGTCCTATGTCAGCCGCGGGCATTTCAAAACGTGCCCCACTCTACAACCTTGCCGTCGAGCGCGCGAATGTAGTCGCGCCCGGCCTGGTAGGTGATCACCGTACCCTGGGCCGTGTGCGCCTGGCTTGCTTCCTTGAACGGAACCGTCACGCACTCGCGCACACGGTCCATTGGCATGCCAATGCGCGGGCGGTTGAAATCAGCCCCGCAGTTGGCCTTCATTGCGTCCTCGCGGCGAGCCGCCTTGGCGTCCGCCTCGGCCTGCTCACGAAGAATTGCCGCGCGGGCGGTTGCCACTTCTTTCTGGCGGTCAGCTTCACGGGCGGCACTGCGCGCCTGGGTCTCGGCCCTGCATGTGGGCGATGCATAACACTCGGCGTCGCTCAGCGGCTGCTGTTTCTTGAAGAATTCCACGCACTCGGCCGAGTTGATGCGCTGGCCTGCATAGTTTCGACAGCTCTTGTCGCTGGGCTGTGCAGCGGTGGCGGTTGCCAGAAAGGCAAGACAGCATGCAAAAATTTTCGAGATCATCGTTGACCCTTTCACGATTGGCCGCGCCCTTTGGGCGAGCAGTATTTACGTTCCGCCTTGTATTCCTTTGTCCAGCGTTGGACGCTGTCATCGTTGAACTTCGAGGCTTCCCGGTGCTGAGCCATCCTGCTCGACCAGATCTCGCCAGCCCAGTGCACAGCGTTATAGCAGGGCCTGAATGGGCTTTGCATTTTGTCCGAATCGGGGCCATCCCCAAGGAACACCTCCGCGCGTTTTTTGAGGTCGAGCGCCCATTTGCTGTGATCGGCTCTACGCTTCAAATCGTAGCCATCGCCGCGCTCCACGAGAGCGTTATCGATGCCTTTAAGGAACGCTTCCGTCTCTTTCAGCAGGTCGGCGTCGTATTTCGGCGCGGCAGCGTAGGCCGCGCCCGAAAGAATCATCGCGGCGCACAGCGTCAATGGGAGCTTCTTCATGCGGTCACCATTCATGAGTTGAGGCTACGACTCGGCCGACGATGCTGACGCCGTCGGTCTTCGCCAGGTTGATGTCATAGGTCGGGTAGTTTGGATTTGCGCTGCTCACGCGCAGCAGCCCGTCAGGCATGAGCTGGCAGTATTTGACCAGCAGCTCCTCGCCCTGCAGCAAGACGTACGCGCGCCCGCTTTTCGGCTGCGTGTCATTGACGTCCACCAACACCTTGTCCCCGTCGCTGAGCCTGGGAAGCATGGACTCGCCGCTGACGTTGATGACTTTCAAGCTCGCTGGGTGCAGCCCCCTCTTGGCCAGCCATTGGCGATTGAAGCTCAATCCCCCGGCGCTTGTTTCATGTCCGTTCAGCATGCCATGGCCGGCGCTTGCCGCCACGTCGTATTGCTGCACCACGACGAAGTCTTCGACTCCCTCGTGCTTGACGCCGGTCACGACGAAATGGATGTCCATTCCGGTCTCGTGCGCCCGTTGCAGGTAATCGGCATCCGGCGGGCGGTCGCCGGATTCGTAATTGAACTGCGTCGTCCGGCTCACACCGCACAGGGCAGCAAAGTCGCCCGGGGACTTCCCCAGCCTTATACGTTCCGCTTTCAAGCGGGAACCCATCTCCGTGTTCACGTTTGTTTACTCCCGTCTTGTTGGCAGATCAAAACAGTTAATTAACTGTTAAACGAGCATGGAGTATGCGGCAAACAAAACGGAACGGATAGCCCCGCTCAAGGCCAAAAAGTCGCCTGGCAGTCCACCTTTTTTAACATGTAGTCAAAAAAATACAACTTTCCGCTTGCGTGTTCCGTTTTTTGTACTTATGATCCGTATCGGTTCAATAACTGATATTTGTCAGTCAACGGAGATAGACATGCAAGCGAAAAAGTCAGGACATGCGGAAGCCCTGAAAACGCCGGAAGAGGCCAAGCGCGACCTCCAGTCCAAGGGGATCACGCTGAGCGAGTTCGCCAAGAAAAAGGGCTTCAAGTACCGCACGGTTTCCGAGGTGGTGCGTGGGGTCAACAAGGGCCTGTACGGCGAGGGCCACCGCGTGGCTGTTGCCCTGGGCATCAAGTGAGTAAGAGCAAGGAACGCGAAATGGCAAAAAAACAGACAGGTGAAGTGGTTCCGGCAAATCGGCGGACGTCCGCCGATTTGGATTTCACAGAACAAGACGCGGCCGCAGCGGCCGGCTTGGGGGTCGTTACGGGCGGCAGCGCAGCCGACCGCATCACCCGGGCCATCACGGCCTACAACCAAGCCGCTCGGCTGGCTGTCGAAGCCGGCTACCTGCTGCTCAGCGTGAAGGCCGAGACAGACCACGGTCAGTTCGATGAAGGCGTGCAGGCGCTGGGGCTTTCGCCGCGCCGGGCGCGCGAGTTGATGCAGATGGCCAAGTTCACCACGGCCCTGCCGGAAGGGCAGCGCGCGGAGCTGCTGGCCCTGCCCAAGTCCAAGGTGCTCGCGCTGGCCGGCGCCGACCCCGAGGTGATCGAGCAGATGCTGGAAGACGGCGAGCTGTCCGACCTGGACGACATGAGCGTGCGCGGCCTGCGCCAGCGCATCCGCGAACTGGAGGCGCAAACCACCGACCTGTCGGTCCAGCGCGACAAGGCCGAGGCCAACCTCAAGGCCGCCGAGAAGAAGGCGCGCCGCGCCGCACGTGACGAAGAAGAGGCCGTGGTGCCGCTGGTCGTTGCCGACGCTCGGGCCGAGCTGGCCGCGCTCCTCAAGAAGGCCGAGCTGGCCATCACGTCCCTGCACCCGGTGGGTGTGGAAGTGGTTGGCCTTGTGGCGCATGAAGACGCGGCCGAGTGGGTCAAGCCCACGCTGCGCCTTGGCCTCTCAGGCTTGCTGGCGGTGCGCGAGCTGGTGGACGGCTCCATCAAGAGCTTCGTCGAAGCGATGGGCGAGAACGCCAGGCGCCTCGCCAGCCAGCCGGACTCGCTGGCCTTCCTGGACGCCTCCGAAATCAGGGCCGTGGCCGAAGAGTGGGCCGCCCTGACGGCCCTGCACCAGCACGAGGCCGCGCTGCGCGAGCACGAGCGCGCGCAGGCCCGCCCCAAGGGCAAGGGCCGCCCGGCCAAGGCCCCGGAAGCCCCCAAGGCTTGATAGCCGCCTCCATTCACTCCACCCCCTACAGGTGAATCCATGGGCGCCGTCCTCAAACTAACCCAAGACATCCGCCAGATGAGTGATCTTCCTGCAGCGCTGAACCCGGACCCCTGGGCCAGCGCGGGCGACGAAGCGCGCCGCGTGGCGGGCCTGCGCGAGTCGCTGATCCAGCCGCTGGCGGACCTGGTCAACAGCGGGGCCAGCATCAACAACGCCGCCGCGCTGCTCAAGTCCAGGCTCGAAGCCGGCACCGCCGACCTGCGCACCAAGCACCTGGTGTCCATGCTGGCCGGCGGTGCGGCGGTCGATGTGCTCAGCGTGCCCACCATCAAGCGCTGGCTCAGCGGCTACATCAAGCACGGCAAGAATGCCCTGCTGCCCAAGTACACCGGCCGCGTCCGCCAGGACTACGGCTGGGAGACGCGCGCCGTCGCCCTCTACAACCTGCCCGGCAAGCCGGGCTATGCCGACGTGGCCTCGAAGCTGATTCAAGAGGGCTTTGAAGACGTGACGGAGAGCCGGGTGAAGCGCTACCTCAAGGCGCTGCCGGCCACGCTGGGCGAGTTCAGTCCGGCGCGCATCGGGCCACACCTGCACAAGCTCACGCGCCAGAAGTTCCAGCGCCGCAGCTTGGTGGAGGTGCTGGTGGGCGAGATCTACGCGGGCGACGGCCACACCGCCGACTGCTATGTGGCCCACCCCAACACGGGCAAGCCCTACCGGCCCGAGCTGACCGTCTTCATCGACATCAAGAGCAGCTACATCGCGGGCTGGTGGCTGAGCGAGTCGGAGAGCACGGTCAGCACCATGTTCGCGCTCAGTCACGCCATGCGCATGCACAACCACGTGCCGGCCTGGGTGTACGTGGACCGCGGTCCCGGCTACCGCGCCCGCCTGCTGTCGGCCGAGGGCACCGGCTTCTATGACCGCTTCGACATCGGCGTGATCGGTGCGCTGCCGGGCAACCCGCACGGCAAGGGCTGGATTGAGCGCTTCTTCCGCACGGTGCGCGACAAGCACGACAAGTTCTTTGCTGACGGCAAGGTCTATTGCGGCGACGACATGGCGCCCGAGGTGAACCGCCGCCTGAGCGCAGACCTGGCCATGGGCCGCCGCAAGCTGCCCAGCCTCAAGGCCTACGTGGACAGCTTCACCGAGTGGCTCGACCACTACCACCACCAGCCGCAGGACAAGCTGGACGGCCGCACACCGGCCCAGGTGTGGAACGATCTGCGCCCGGTGCCGGTGGAGCTGAGCATGGAGGCCATCGCCCGGCCGCGTGAAGAGTGCACTGTGGGCCGCCAGTTCGTGCGCCTGCACAACCGCTTCTACTACGCCGAGGCCCTGGCCTTGTACGACGCGCAGAAGGTGGACGTGGAGTACGACCTGCACCACGACAGCCATGTATGGGTCTTCGACAAGAAGGGCCGTTTCATCGTGGAGGCCAAGTTCACCGGCTCCATCGGCGTGCTGCCCACCAGCCGCCTGGAAGAGGGCCGCGACCGCCGCCTGAAGGGCCAGCTCAAACGCCTGCAGCGCAAGGTGGACGAAGCCACGCGCCGCCGCGACGACCCGGTGGAGGCTACCGACCAGTTTGCGGCCATCGAAGACCTGCGCCCCGCCACAGAGCTACCCGCGCCGCCTGCCAACGGCGGCGGCGACGTGATCGACATCGACCTTTTAACCTGGAGGAAAGACAAGTGAGCACCCCCGCACGCGTTGAAGCACCCCAAGCACCCCTGCCCGGCGTGAGCCCGGCCGGTACGGCCGCAGCGGCCTACACCCCGCAAGACCACGAGAAGGTGGAGACCATTCTCAAGTGGCTTGACGACCACAAGAAAAGCCGCTCCTGGCTCAGCAAGAAGTCCAGCATCCCCAGCGGCACGCTGAGCCAGGTGCTGGGCGGCAAGTACATCAGCAGCCCCACGCGCCAGCTCAACCAGATGCTGTCCGTCCTGCAGGTGGAGGGCGAGCGCCTGAAAGACGGCACGCCGGGCTACATCAAGGGCAGCGTGCACAAGCTCATGGGCGTGGTGCTGGACCGCACGCGCAAGCACCAGAACTTCGGCGTGATCACGGGCTACGTGGGCGTGGGCAAGAGCCGCTGCCTCAAGGAATACCGTGAGCTGACGCCCATGACGCTGCTGGTGGAGGTGAGCCCCAACATGACGCCCGGTGTGCTCATGACCGAGTTGCTGGAGCAGCTCAACAACGCGGTGCCGCCCGGGCTGGACCGCAAGTTCCGCGAGCTGGTGCGCGTGCTCAAGGGCACGAACTACCTGATCGTGGCCGACGAAGCCGAGAAGATGAGCAGCAGCGCTCTGGAGCACCTGCGCCGCCTGCGCGACATGGCTCAGGTGGGCGTGGTGCTGGTGGGCACGGAGAAGCTCACCAACCTGATCAAGCCGCAGCATGGCCAGTTCGACCAAGTGCGCAGCCGCGTGGGCATGTGGCCCGAGACCATCCAGCGCATCAGCCGCGACGATGCCGACGACATGGCCCGCACCGGCCTGGCCGAAGCCGGCGAGCTGGCCGACGACGTGCTCGACACGCTGTGGGCCTACGCCGAGGGCAGCGCCCGCGTGCTCAATGAAAACCTGATCCCGGCCATCAAGGACTACGGCATGGGCAGCCTGCCGCTGAGCGGCGCGCTGATCGAGAAGATCGCGGCCAAGGTGCTCTTCATGGCCAAGCCGCGCGCGGAGGCGGCCAAATGATGCCCGTCGTCATGGCGCCGGCCACCGCGCCACGCGTGCCCGCAGCCGGCATGCCGGCCCAGCCTGGGCGTGTCTTCTGCCGCGTTTCCATCCGCATGCGCGATGGCTCGCGCGGTGTGCACGAAGATTGGTATCCGCATGCCTGCGACGCCCTCAATCGTGCCCTGGACCTCTTCCCGGACGCCCAGGTGATCAGCGTGGCCGCCTCGCGCGGCATTCGGAGGGTGCTATGACGTGCGCCCCCAGCAAATCGCAGCAGCGCACGTGCCTGGAGCTGGGCCTGTGCCAGAACCGCAAGCCGCTGTGCGACGACTGCCTGGAGCGCCCGCTGCGTCTGGCGCCCGGCGTTGTCGATGGGCCGTTCCGCCGCCAACGGGCCGCCACCATATGGGCGCGCAAGGCCGGCGGCAGCCTGCGCACGTTGGTGGCCTGGCTGATGGGGCCGCACCCATGAGCACCGCAACCCTGACCAACACCTGCCCCGCCTGCGGCGCCGAGGAGAGCCTGGACGCGCTGCTGCTGCGCATGATCGACGACGACCAGGTGCGCCGGCTGATCGCCGACGTGCTGACGCTGAGCCTGCCGCTGGGCGGCCTGGTGGTGCGTTACCTGCGCCTGCACAAGCCGGCCAAGCAGAAGCTGCGTATGGACAAGCTGGCCCGGCTGCTGGGTGAACTGGTGCCGGACATCCAGCGCAACGCCATCGAGCGCAACGGCCGCACATGGGCCATTGGCACGGATGGCTGGAAGGCGGCCCTGCAGGCCGTCTTCGACGCGCACGACAAGGGCACGCTGAGCGTGCCGCTGGAGGGCAACGGCTACCTCTACCAGGTGCTCATGCGCCTGGCCGACAAGGCCGAGGCCTTTGATGAGCGCGCCACCGAGGCCGGGCGCCGGCACAGCGCCACCGGCCCCGTTTCGGTCAAAGGCCAGGCGGTCTCCATCGGCGCGGCCATCGAGCAGGCCCTGCCCGGCCGCGACCCGGCCCTGGTGAAGCTCGACCAGGACAAGCAACGCACCACCGGCATGCCCGAGCACGTGCGCCAGCAGATCGCCGCCCTGCGCGGCGGCCGGGCCGGCGCCGCCACAGATCCATCAACCGAGAAAGGAACCCAAGCATGAACGCAGAGAAACAGACCGTGCCCCCGGGCTACTGGCAGGACGCCAATGGCTCCCTGGTGCCGGTGAGCAAGGTGAAAGACATCGACAAGCTGCGCCACAAGTGCGTGAGCGAGCTGACCGAGGCGGCCAAGAAGACCAGCGCCCAGCTCCTGGGCTTCAAGCTGTCGGCCATGCAGGCCGTGCAGGAGTTCGTGGAGCAGAGCCTGGCGCAGTACGACGTGGCCCACGGCGGCAAGAAGGGCAACATCACCCTGGTGTCCTTCGACGGCCACTACAAGATCGTGCGGGCCATGCAGGACGCCATCGTGTTCGATGAGCGCCTGCAGGCCGCCAAGGCCCTGATCGACGAATGCGTGAAGACCTGGAGCAAGGGCAGCAACGACAACATCAAGGTGCTGATCAATGACGCCTTCCAGGTGGACAAGAAAGGCAGCGTCAACACTGCCCGCATCTTGAACCTGCGCACGCTCAAGATCGACGACGAAAAGTGGCAGCGCGCCATGCAGGCCATCGGCGACAGCATGAAGGTCGCCAGCACCAAGCCCTACATCCGCTTCTATGAGCGCGATGAGCGGTCGGGTGAATACGTGCCGATCCCGCTGGACGTGGCGGCGCTATGAGGGCGGAATTCACCATGCACTCGGTTTTCGACTTGATCGGGCACCTCTACCGGCAGCGCGAATTCTCGCTGCGCACATTCGGCCCTGGCGCGCGCACCGAGGGCGTCTTGAACCACATCCGCAAGGAGCTTGTGGAGGTCGAGGCCGCCCCCGCTGATGTCAAGGAGTGGGCCGACGTGATCCTGCTGGCCCTGGACGGTGCCTGGCGCGCGGGCCACTCCCCGGAAGCCATTGCCCAGGCCATCCACGACAAGCAAGGCGTCAATGAGTCACGCAAGTGGCCCGACTGGCGCACCGCTGATCCCAATCAAGCCATTGAACACATTCGCTAGGAGGGGGCCATGACCGTAAAGAGCTTTGAGCAACTCGCGCAATCGGCCTTCGAGGCCCACGTGAAAGAGGTGGACCGCCAGGGCGGGTTCACCAGCCCATTCCGGAAGCCGAGATGGGATGAGCTGCAGCCCGAATTCAAGCAAGGCTGGATCGCCGCTGCTAAGCAACTGTGGGCGGAGTTTGCCGCCGTGCACTAGGAGCAAAACCATGGACGAAAACACCCTTAAAGCAATCTTATTCGTGCTTGTCTTCGCCTACCTTGCCTGGAGCGCATGGCTGGATAGCCGCAAATGATTTTCCTTGATCAATTCGTGCGGGTTGGAGCCGCCGATTGATTTTCATCCCTGGCCTTGGCCAGGGGCTTTTTTCAAGCCGCTGGTGCCGGCGGTTTGAAAAAGGAAGAAGAACCCTATGAACCGAGAACAAGCCCTCGCCAAGATCAAGAAGTGCCTGGCCCTGGCCAAGTCCAGCAACCCGCACGAGGCCGCGGCTGCACTGCGCCAGGCGCAGAAGCTCATGGCCGCGTTCGGCGTGACCGAGACGGACGTGAGCCTGGCCGATGTGATGGAAGCGGCTGCACCGGCCCGGCTCAATACCTTCACGCCATGGGAGACGAATCTGGCTCACATGATTGCCGAGGCGTTTGGCTGCGAGCATTTCTCGAAAAACAGTCGCCATCTGACCCGGTCTTTGTGCCTGGTCAAGAAGCGCGAATACATCTTTGTCGGTGTTGGCGCCGCGCCGCAGGTGGCCAGCTACGCCTATGACGTGCTGTCGCGCCAATGCGCGCGCGACCGACTTGCACATATTCGCAAACAGCCGAAAAACTGCAAGCCCATCACCAAGACCTCCCGGGGCGATCAGTTCGCCCTCGGATGGGTCTATGGCGTGCGCGAGCTGGTCGAGTCGTTCGCCGGGACCGAGCGCGACCAGCAGCTCATCGAGCAGTACATGGCCGAGCGTCACCCGGACCTGCAAACCGCCCGGGTCAATGACCGGGCCAAGGGCCGCAACGTCAGCCACAACGACACATGGCAGGGCCACCTGGCGGGCCAGAAGGCCCAGCTCAATCGCGGCGTGGGCGGGTCCGAGCAGCGGGGGCTGCTCACATGAACGGTCGCAGCACTTCCAGGGCGTCTGGCGTGAATTCGAGATTCCCCATTTCTTGCGCCATCGCCCAGTTGTCGAGGGTGCTTTGGGCCTGGGCCGCTTGTGCGGGATTGTTCTCGTTGGTCAAAGCCGCTACGAGTGCCAATGCGGCATCTTTGTGTACGGTTTCCATCGCTGGTTCCTTTCAGGTTTCGTGGAGCCCCAAATATCGGATCACGACCACTTTTCTGTCAATTTTGGCGGGGGGGAACTCGCAATGAACCGACCTGTCATTGATGAGCAGCGCAAGCGCGAGCTGGGCCTGATCCACATGGCCAAGGCCCACCTGCAGCTCAGTCAGGCCGACTACGAGCACGTGCTGCGCGAGGTGACGGGCAAGACCAGCGCGGCCGACCTGGACGCGGCCGGGCGTGACAAGCTGCTGCGGCACTTCAAGGCCAAGGGCTTCAAGGTGCGCACCAAGGCTGGCGGCATGTCCTGGGGCGATCCGCAGCGCCGCAAGCTGCGGGCCATGTGGTACATGCTGGCCGAGGCCGGCGCCGTGGACCGCCCGGCCAACGGCACGGCCTGCGACGCGGCCATCGAGGCCTGGGCCAAGCGCCAGATCAATGGCACGCCGCTCGGCCCGCTGGACGCCTTGCGCTTTGCCAACGGCGAGCAGCTCGGCAAGCTGATCGAAGAGATGAAGCGCTGGGGCCAGCGCGTCAAAGCGGACATCGCCTGACCATGTCTGACCAGAGCCAGATCATCAGTCCTGAGGCGATGCCGGAGAGCCTGCGCGAGCTGGTGCGCGTGTTGGGCGAGATCGACGCGCTGCGCCTGGTCAGCTCGCACGGCGGCGCCCGGATCACCGTACCCAAGACGCCGAAGGCCGAGCATCCCCTGCGCCTGGCGTTGAGCGAGGCGGCCTTTCTGAGCCTGGTGGCCGAGTACGGTGGCGAGGCGCTGGACCTGCCGAAAGGCGACGCCTACCTGCGCGAGTTGCGGCACGAGCAGGTGCGCGAATGCCGGCGGCAGAAAAAAACCGCTGATGAAACGGCCGAGGCCACCGGTTATTCGCGCCGCCATGTTCTCAACATCTGGGGCGGGCATGCCGGCGGCGTGGATCGGTTTACCATCGACATGTTCGATGAGTCCGAAGAGACCGGGGCGGCGCCTTGGCCTGTCGCGCAGGCCGGCACGGCGCACGATCCTTTTGGCCTGGGCTCAAAGCCGCCGCGATAGACTGCCGAAAGCTGCGAGTCGGGGTCTGGAAGCCCGCTGCCGGTTCACCCCCACGGCCGCAATCTGTTTAAAACCGCGCCAAACCCGTTTAAAACCGCTTGCGGGCAGGTGGCCGGCACATCCGGGGCGGCTCATGCCTTGAAGCGCGCCGTGGGCCGCTTTTGAAGCCTCCCCGTTTTCAGCCTCCGGTGAAGTGTTTCACCATGATTTAAATGCCCCCGCCCGGCACAGTGCGGGGCATGAGCAAAGCCGACCAACACGACTTCAAGGGCCTGCAGGACTGGATCGAGGTGTTCCGCACCGGAACGCACACCGACAGCAAGGGCCGCAGTTGCACATTCACCCAGGCCGATCTGGATGAGATCGTGGGCAACATGGCCCTCGGTCCGGCGCCGGCCGTGCTAGGGCACCCCAAGCACAACGATCCGGCCTATGCCTGGGCGCGCGAAGGCGGCGTGAAGCGCGAGGGCGATGCGCTGTTCGTCAAGTTTGAAGACATCAACCCGGACTTTGAGGCCGGCGTGGACGGCGGGGCCTACCGCGAGCGCTCGGTTTCCATCTTCAAGGACAAGGATGCCGGCTGGCGCCTGCGCCACGTGGGCTGGCTGGGCGCCGTGCCGCCGGCTATCGGCGGCCTGACCCCGCTGGACTACAGCGCCGATGTCGATTCTTACGAGTTCGCGGCCGAGTTCGACGTGGGCTATGCCCTGGCCGACACGGCCGAGCTGCTGCGCGGCCTGCGCGAGCAACTGATCGCCAAGGACGGCCTGGAGGCCGCCGACGCGGCCCTGCCGAACTGGCGCATCCAGTCCATTGCCGACGCCGCCCAGCGCATCCAGGCCGAAGCCCGCGAAGAGGCCGACGCCGGCCCGCGTCCGTTTTCCCAACCCGACAACCCAGGAGGTGTTATGTCCTTTACCCAGGAGCAGCTCGACGCTGCCGCAGAAAAGGCCCGCAAGGAGGCCGAAGAAAAGGCCACGAAAAACTTTGCCGCCCAGGCCGCCGAGCTGACCCAGCTGCGCGGCGAGCGCCAGGCCGAACGCATTGCGCAGCAGATCGAGGGCTGGAAGTCCAAGGGCCAACTCATTCCGGCCGAGGAGCCCGGCCTGGCCGAGTTCATGGCGGGCCTGGAAGGCCAGGACGCCGAGCTGAACTTCAGCGCGGCCGACAAGAGCGAGGTCAAGAAGACCATGGCCCAGTTCTTCGCCGACTTCATGGCCGCGCGCAAGCCGGTGGTGAAGCTGGGCGCCGCGCCCGGCGCCGCCGAAGGGGGTGAAGGCGCCGATACGAAGGTGACCGAGTTCAGCCGTCAGCCCGGCTATGCCGGCGTGGACGTGGACCCGGACCGCGCGTCCACCGACGTGCGCATCAAAGAGTACATGGCCAAGCACAACGTGGACTACGCCACGGCGGCGGCCAATGTCATGGCCGGCTGATCCCGGCAGCGCATCCACTTATCTCAACCACGAAAGGAAGCCTGAAACATGGGACGCCTCTCCAACCTGCGGGTCGTTGACCCGGTTCTGACCAACCTGGCACTCGGCTACACCAACAACGAGCTGGTGGGCGAACGCCTGATGCCCTTCGTCCCCGTGGACAAGGAAACCAGCAAGCTGCCGAAGTTCGGCAAGGAAGCCTTCAAGCTCTACAACACCGAACGCGCCCTGCGCGCCGAGAGCAACCGGATCAACCCGGAGGGCATCGGTTCCATCGATCTGGTCACCGATGAGCATGACATCGAGTACCCCATCGACTACCGCGAGTCGGCCGAGGCCGCGTTCCCCCTGGAAGCGCACGGCACCAACGTGACCCAGGGCGTGATCCAACTGCGCCGCGAAAAGATGATCGCGGACATGGCCCAGAACCCTGCCAATTACCCGGCCGGGAACAAGATCGCGCTGGCCGGCAACAGCCAATTCAGCAGCAAGGCCACCTCCGATCCGCTCGGCGTGGTCGAAGACGGCAAGGACGCGATCCGCGCCAAGACCGGCAAGCGACCGAACACCATGGTGCTCGGCGCGCTGGCCTTGAAGTCGTTGCGCTTTCACCCGCAGCTGACCGACCTGATCAAGTACACGAGCAAGGGCATCGTGCGCCTGGACGCGCTGCGCGAGCTCTTCGAGATTCCCAACATCTATGTGGGCGAGGCGATCTACTCCAGCGATGCGGACGTGTTCAGCGACGTCTGGCTGGACAACATCATCCTGGCCTACGTGCCCCAGGCGCCGGCTCAGCAGGGCATGGAACGCAACGTCTACGAGCCGAGCTTCGGCTACACGCCGCGCCGCCGTGGCATGCCCCAGGTGGACGTGCGCAACCCCAGCGGCAAGGTGGAGCTGGTCCGTTCGACCGACAACTTCCGCCCCTACATCGTGGGCGCCGAGGCCGGCTACCTGATCCAGGACACCAACGCCTGATGACGGCGGGGCCGCTTCGGCGGCCGCGCAAGTCATGTGCAACTCAACGAAAGGACTTTCATGAAGACCGAACATCCGATCCTGGTCACCGCCGTGCTGGCCGCCGCCGCGCTGACCGCCCGCCGCTTCGTCACGACTGCCGGCGCGGTGCCCGCCGATGGCGCCAAGGTGCTGGGCGTGGCCAACGCCAACTATGACCAAGGCGAACAGGCCGGCGTGGGCGTGCAGGGCATCTTCCTGGTCGAGGCCGGCGCGGCCGTGGCCCTGGACGACGACGTGCAGACCGACGCCGCCGGCCGCGCGATCACCAAGGCCGCCGGTGCTTACGCTGGCCGCGCGCTCGACGCCGCCGGTGCTGCCGGCGTGTTCATCCGCGTGGCGCGCGGCATCTGACCACGCCTGACGGCGCTTAGAAGGAGCCATCATGGAAAAAGCGAACGCGCAAGTTCCGCTGACCGCGCTGTCGGATGTCCTATACAGCGGCACGCTGTACGGCCCCGGCCGTCCTGCGGGCGAAAAGTTCAGCGCGGCGGATCACGAGGCCGGCCAACTGGAAAAGCTCGGCGTTGTGAAGCGCGAGGACGACTCTGCCGCCAAGGCCGATGAGGAGGCCGCTGCCGCCGCCAAGGCCAAGGCTGAGGAAGAAGCCGCTGCTGCTGCCCAGGTCAAGGCCGCGGGGGAAGCCGCCGCCAAGGCAAAGGCCGAGAAAGAGGCCGCTGCCAAGGCCAAGAAGGAAGCCGCTGCCAAATCCGCCGCTACCGCGTCCGGCAAGGGCGGGAAGCAGAAGTAAGACGCGATGGCCTACGCAACCCCGCAGCGCTTCATCCAGGAATACGGCCTGGAGGAAACCGCCCAGCTCCTGGCGGATGAGCAGCACCTGCTCACCCCCCAGTTGCTGAGCGATGCGCTCGCGGGCGTGTGGACCGGCGCGCCCAGCGCGGACGAACAGGCCGCGGCCAACGCGGCCAAGGACCGAATCGTGCGCAAGCTGGTGACCGTGAGCAACTTCATGGACGGCTACTTGCGCGCTGCTGTCACGCTGCCGCTGTCGGCCGAAGACGCCAACGCCGGCACCCTGGAGGAATGCTGCGTGGCCCTGGCGCGCGAGGGCCTGGCCGATGATGCCGACAACGCGACCGAGCGCATGGGCAAGGTGGCCGACCGCTGGCGCGCCTGGCTCAAGGACGTGCAGGCCGGACGGGCTACGCTGGTGTCCGCCTCGGGCGTTGAAGTCGCCAGCAGCGGCCGCACGCGCACGGGCCAGGCCGCCTCGCGCTTCAACTGGGGCGGCTTTCCGCCCACGTGGGGGCGGTAATGGCCGGCACCGCCTTGGTTTTCAAGCATGGGGGTGGCCCCATGCTGGCGCATCTGGCCCGCCTGTCCGCCCGCCGCGAATGGACCGGCGCACGCCGGGAGATCGGCGAGTACCTGATCGGCGACATCCAGGACAACTTCGACCATCAGAAGCTGTACGACGGCTCGCCCATGCCGCAGAGCAAGGCGGCCATTGCCCGAGCCGGCAAGACGCTGATCGACAAGCACCACCTGTACGACAGCTATGTCTATCAGCTCCAGCGCGGCGGGGTGGCCTGGGGCTCGAACAAGGCCTACGCCGCCATTCACCACTTCGGCGGGGAAACGGGGCGCCCCGGCCACCGCTTCACCATGAAGGCCAGGCCCGTGATGGGCGTGGGCGAGCGCCAGAAACGCCGCATCGGCGCGTACCTGGTCGAAGCCATCGAGGCCATGCAATGAGCAGCGCGCTGCTTGACCAGGTGCAGACCCGCATCCGGGGCGCTTTCACCAAGGCCGAAGTCGTCACGGTGCAGCCGTATGGCGGCGAGTTCAGCACGGCCGAGATGAAGCAGGTCAGCTACAACTGCCCGGCCATCTTCGTGACGGTTCTGGGCTGGGAGCCCCTGCACGACGGCCACCGGCTGGCCGGGAAATACAGCCGCAATGTGCGGCTGGCGGCCTTCGTGGCGGCCAAGCACGCCAAGCGCGAAACCCGCATGCGCCTGGCCATGGACCTGGCGGACAAGCTGTGCCTGGTCATGCGCCAGTGGATGCCCGCGAACCCGGCCGAGCAGCCGCTCACGATAGGGCCGCTGGAGGCCGACGCCAGCTCCGAAAACCTCTACAGCCGCGCGGTCGATGAGCTGGGCCAGTCCGTCTGGCTGGTGGATTGGTTCCAGCCCGTCAAGCCCGTCATGGGCCGGGGCACGACGGCGCCCACGCTCATTGACTGGCTGGGCGTCGATATGGAGAACACCGCGCGCATCACCGAGCCCGCGCCGCCCGCCCCGCCTGCCGCCGGGCCTTTCGGCGTGACCGACAAGATCATTTTCTAACCCCACTCACCGGAGTAACCCATGGCCAAGACCACCGAAACCAAAGCCGACAACACGCCCAGCGCCCCCGCCGAGAGCCGGCAGCCGCCCCGCCTGGGTGAAGTGATTCACGTCCGGGTAGCCGAGGGCCTGTCCCTGATCAACAACGAAACCGGCCAGGACTTCGAGCCCGGCGTGGCCACGCTGCAGACGGTCACCGTGACCACGCTGCGCCGCCTGGCCGACGGCGACCTGGTGCGCACCTGAGCGCGCCATTGAAGCGCGTGTTGGAGCACCCTGCCAGCCCTGTTTGAACGCTTTTTGAAACGGAGAATCCCATGTTCCAAAACCTGATGAGCCTGAACTTTCTGGTGCCCTACGTGGCCGGGAAGATCGACTTTGCGCGCGCCATCCGAGGCATGCGCGGCATGCCCCGCCGGCTGCTGCTGGTGGGCCACAAGTTGGCCGCCGGTACGCTGGCCGTCAACACGCTGAGCACGATCAGCAGCGAGCCCGAGGCCATTGCCAAGCTCGGAGAGGGTTCGATGCTGCTGGGCATGTGGCGCGCGGCCAAGGCCAATGCCGACCTCGGCTTGCCGATTGACGTGATCTCCATCGCGGAAGGGCCGGCGGCCATCAAGGCCAGCAGCGCCGTGGTGGTGGGCGGCGCGCCGACCTACGGCGGCGAGGTGCTGATCTACATCGGCGGCGAGCGTATCAGCGTGGGCGCGACCACGGCGGACACGCCCGCGACCATTGCCACCAAGCTCGCGGCCGCCATCAATGCGCGGACGCTGCTGCCGGTGACGGCCGCCGCCGCAGTTGACACGGTGACGCTGACGGCGCGCTGGGGCGGCCCCAGCGGCAACGAGATCGACCTGCGCGGCTCCTACTACCCGGATGACGCGCCGGCCGTGGGCGTGACGCTGACGATCCCGGCCATGTCGGGCGGTGCGGTGAACCCGGACGTGACGCCGGTGATCATGGCCATGAACCTGTACCGCGCCACCGAGATCGTGAACCCGTTCACCGACAGCACGAACATGGTGCTGTTCGAGACCGAACTGGGCGCACGCTGGCTGCACAACAACATGCAGGACGGCATGTTGGCCACCTGCATGCGCGGCACCGAGGGCTCGATCACGACCTGGCTGAACACGCGCAACAGCCCGCACGTGCACACGATCTGCGTGACGAACGACTGCACCAGCCCGTGGGAGACGGCCGCCATGGCCGGCGCGGCCATCGAGAGCAGCGCCGCCATCGACCCGGCGGTCGGCCCCACAGCCAAGCTGGTGGGCTACAAGGGGCCGGCGCAGGGCCATGGCTTCGTGACGGAGAGCATAAACAACCTGCTGGCCAAGGGCGGCTCGCCGCTGAACGTGGCGGCCGACTACACGGCCAGCCTGCTGCGCATGGTGACCAATTACAAGACCAGCGCCGGCGGCGCGCCCGACCGCAGCATGGCCGAGATGTGCTGGCTCAAGACCATGAGCTACTACCGCTGGTATCGGGTGACCGAATTCCAGAACAAGTACAACAACGCGGGGTACAAGCTCGCGCAGTACGTGGAGCAGCCCATCCCCGGCCAGAAGATCATGACGGTGGACCTGGCCAAGGAAGTGATGATCGGCCTGTACAAGGTGTTCTGCGATGCCGGCCTGTGCCAGAACATGGACTACTACATCTCCACGCTGGGCGCGGAGATCGACGCGCCCAACGGCAAGCTCAAGATCATCGATGAGCCGGTGATCGTGACGCAGCACTACCAGACCGAGATCACCAGCTCCGTGGTGGCCGGCCAGGTGTAAGCCCGCGCCCAATCTGAAACTACCAGGAGAAGAATATGGCAGGTGAAAATCAGCTCTTCCACATCGACACCCTCATCGTGGACGGCCAGGCAATCGCGTTCGAGGACAGCAGCGCCACGCTGTCCGGCGCGGCCGGCTTCAAGAACGACCCGAAACTCAGCGCCAGCGGCGATGACTACACGACCCGCTCGCGCGTTGCGCGCATCCTCAAGGCCAAGCTGCAATGGGCCGCCACTTCCAACCCGAAGGCCTACGCCGGCATGAGCGGCGTACAGATTGCCATGCGCGACAGCTTTACCGGCCGCAAATGCCTGGCGCCCAAGGCCACCTTTGGCGAGCTGGGTGAAATCGGCGCCGGCACGGTGGACGTGACGTTCATCCTGAACGCCGATCTGCAGTGGCTGTGACCTGACACAACCGTAGCGCGAAGGCCGGCCCGGCCAGGGCACCGGGCGGGGCATCGAGAGGTGCCCCGCCCTTTCTTTTGAGCCGGTGAAGTGTTTCACCATGACCGGCGGGGCGTGGAAAAAGACACTCCATGCCATGAACACGAAAAGCACCCCCGCTGCGTCGTCCGGCATTGACGACCTTTTCACGCTGACGCTGGTGGACGGCCTTCCGGTTGAATCCGGCGGCAAGACGTTGCGCTATCGCACGGTGAAGCTGCGCGAGACTGCCGTCGCGGACGAACGGATCGCGGTGCGGCTCTCCGAGCGGGTGGTGATGCTGGGCGGCGTGCCCAAGCTGCTGGCCAGCGAGGGCGACTTCCGCTTTGCCATGACGATGCGGCACTGCGCGGCGTTCGAGTGCGACGGGATGTCGATTCCCCTGGATGTGCTGGACCTGGACGTGTTCGGCAAGCTGAGCCCGCACGACATGCAGTTGATCGAAGAGCGGGTGGTGTTGATCACGCTGGCGGCGCAGGTGCGATACGGCACGCTCTCCCAGGCCGAGTTTGATGCGTTCTACACGGGCCGCAATCCGGCTCCGGCTGCGTCCCCACAGCCCGTGGGCCAGGCTGCAAGCGTGGGACCGGATGCTGGTCACGCTGAGTCTGGCCCTGCACTGCTCGCCGATTTCACTGGAGACGCTGCCCAAGGGACGGGTGGAGGCGCTCGCGGCTGAGCTGGTCGCGGCGAAATCCAAGAAGGCCTGAACCATGAGCGAAATGCGGCTGAAGTATTTCATCGAGCTGGTGTCCAACCTCGGCCCCAAGGCCCAGGCCGACGCCAAGGTGGTGGAAGACGCGCAGCGGCGCATGGACGCCGCCGTGGGCCGCACGAGCGACCGCATGGTGAATCTGGACCGGGTGATCAGCCGCATCGGCCAGAACACGAGCACTGAGCGCCAGATCGGCTACCTGCAGCGCCTGGGCCAGGCGGCAGACGCGGCCCAGGCCAAGATGCAGCGCTTGCGCGAGTCGGTGGCGCGCGGGCTGGACAAGGCGCCCGAGAAGTTCGCGGAGATCTCGGCCGGCTACTACGGCGCCAAGACGGTGATGGCGCCGCCCATCCGGGCCTTTGCCAACCTGGAAGAGGCCACGCAGGACCTGCGCATCGCCATGACGGACGCCGGTGGCAAGGTGTCCAAGGACTTCGACAAGATCAGCGCGGAAGCAACCAAGCTGGGGAATCAGCTCCCGGGCACCACCAAGGATTTCATGATGGCGGCCCGCGCCCTGATTGAGCAGGGCACACCCACCGGCGTGGTGGCGGGCGGCGGTCTGCGCGCAGCGAGCTACTTCGGCGTGCTCACGGGCATGGACCAGTACCAGAGTGCGGAGACCATCGCCAAGGTCCGCGAGGCCTATGGGCTCAAGGATGATGAGCTGGTGAAGATGGCCGACCTGATGCAGCGAGGGCGCTATGCCTTCGGCATCAACCCGAGCGACTACCGGATGGTGGCCAGCTATGCCGCGCCGACCTACAACACGCTGGGTCTGACCGGCCTGGACAACGCCAAGAAGCTGCTGGCGGTGCAGGGCATCGCGGCCCAGGTGGGGCTGGAGTCTTCGAGCTTCGGGACGAACTTCAGCATGATGCTGCAGCGCATCGGACAGTTCGATTCGCGCGTCAACAAGAACAGCAAGGAAGCGCGCGAGGTGCGCGGGCTGCTGTCCGAGCATGGCATCGACATGCAGTTCTACAGCGAGAAGGGGCAGTTCTCGGGCGTCGAAAACATGCTGGCCCAGCTTGCCAAGCTGCAGCCGTTGAGCCAGGCCGAGCAGCAGAAGGTGCTGACGCGGATGTTCGGCGTGGAAGCCGGCCGGCCGGCGCAGATTCTGGTGCAGAAGGGCCAGCAGGCCTACCAGGAAGCCCTGGACAAGATCGACGCGCAGGCCAGCCTGGACCAGCGCATCTCGATGAAGATGGAAACGTTCTCGGCCAAGCTGGAGGCCCTGGGCGGCACCATCGAGAACGTGATGGCCAAGATCGCCACGCAGACCGGGCAGGCGGCCAAGCCGCTGATGGACGGGGCCAATAGCCTGCTCGACCCGGCCGGTCGTTTCATCGAGAACCACCCGGGCATCGGTACGGCCGGTTTGATGGCCGGCGGCGCGGCTGGTGCCTACCTGATGGGCCGCTTTGGCGGCGCTCTGTGGAAGGCTTTGATTTTGCGTGGCGCCGCTGCGCCGGCCGCAGGAGCGGCTGCGAGCGCGCTGACATGGCCAGTTTTGGAGGGTGCCGGAGGCGCTGCTAGTGGCGCTGGTGCAGGGGGTGCGGCAGCGGTAAGAGCGGCTGCCTCCGGCATTGCTTCATCTGCACAGTTGGCGAAGATGCTGAAGTATGGCGGGATCACGACCGGCATTGCGGCGTTGCTGGAGGGCACGGCGGTCCTGGCCGACCCCAATGCCGACAAGGCGCGAGAGCTGACCCGCGTGGGCGTGACGAACGGCGCGGGCCTGCTGGGCGGCGCGCTGGCGGGCGCCGCGGCCGGTAGTGTGCTACCAGGCCTGGGCACGCTTCTTGGGGCTATCGGTGGCGGCTTGGCGGGGTCGTATGGCTCCGGCGCGATCTTCGACTGGCTATGGGCCAAGCCGCAGGCCCGCGCACGTGGCGCGGGCGGCGCCCTCGACGACCCGCGCCGCCTGAGCCTGGCCGGCATGGGCGAGCTGGCCATGGGGCCGGAGCTGAAGATCGGAGAAGGCGTGCTGCGCCTTGACGTGCATGTGACCAGCGACGGCGTGACGACGCAGCCTACGGTGCTGCGGCAGCCTTCGCTGATTCGCATCAGCCCCGGCCCGACCAACCCGGGAAGCGTGCGCTGATGGCGACCTGGCTGGAGCAACTGAAGCCGGCGAGCTTTCGCAACGTGCCGTTCCAGGTGGACGGCATCGAGCACCAGGCCGGCGACAACGTGGTGCTGCGTGAGTACCCGTTTCAGGACCTGCCCACGGTGTTCCGCATGGGCGAGGCGGCCGAGGAGATCAAGTTCTCGGCCTACGTGATCGGCGACGACTACCTGGAACAGCGCGACCGCCTGCGCGAGGTGCTGACGGGCGAAGGCGTTCTGATCCACCCGACGGCGGGCAGCCTGCGGGTGTTCGTGGCAGGCAAATATGCGATCAAGGAGAACCCGGCGGCCGAGGGTGGGATTGCGCGCTTCGACCTGACGTTTGTGCGGGCCGAGGTGCGCCGCTACCCGGCCGGGGTGGCCAATACCGCCCAGACGGCCACGGCCAAGGCCGGGCAAGCGAAGGCGGCCAGCGTGGACGCTTTCGCGTCGGCTTTCAGCCTGGACGGCAAGCCGGGCTGGGTGGCAGACCGCGCCGTGGCGCGTGTGACCGAGTCGGTGAGCGCGGTCTGGGCCGGTATGTCGACCGTGACCCGCGATCTGGGGGACTTCACCAACACGGCCATCGGAAACTACCAGGCGCTACGTGACGGAGTAGGCGGCCTGGTGCGGCAGCCGCGGCTGCTGGGCAGCGCGATCTCCAGCCTGTTCTCTCTTCCGGCGGACATCAGCGGGGCGGCGTCCCGGGACTTTGCGGCCACTTTTTCGGGGCTGTTTGACATGGGGGCGAAGCTGCCTCAAAAGGACTTTGAAGTGTCCATCGTGCCGGCCACTGGCGCGGGGCCTGTGATGTATGGCGCGGGCGATGCGGCCAGCCTGGACCGGAACACGCCAGCCCGCATGCAACTGGCGGCTTTGACGGAGGCCAGCGACCAACTGGTGGAGTCGCTGGCGCTGGCCGGCTGGGTGCAGGCCATTGCCTCGGCCGAGATGAGCAGCTACGACGACGCGCTGGCGCTGCGCGCCCAGGTGCACGCCCAGGCCACGCGCCTGATGCTGCGGGCATCGACCCGGGCGGCCAGTGGCGCGGTGCCGGCGTCTTCCTGGCATGACGCCATGATGGCCCTGCTGACCGCCGCGCTGGCCGATATCCGCGACCGCAGCCGCGACCTGGTGCGGCTGACCACCTACACGCCGGCCGGCTGGATGCCGGTGTGGCTGGTGAGCTACAAGCTGTTTGGCACGGCTGCCCATGCGGATGAAATCCTGGCGATGAACCCGCACATCGAGCACCCGCTGCTGGTGCCGCCGGGCAAGCCGCTGCGCATCATGAGGCGCGACTGATGGCGGCGCAGTACACGCGGGACGACGCGAAGATCTCCGTGGTGGTGAACGGGCGGGCCTATGAGGGCTGGCTGCAAAGCGAGGTAGAGCGCAGCCTGGAGGCGCTTGCCGGGACGTTTTCGATTCCTGTGTCGCTGGTGCCGGGCCAGCCGCCCGACATCCGCCGGGGCATGGAGGTGAAGGTGCTGATCGGCGACAGGGCCGTACTCGCGGGCTATGTGCTGGCGGCCGAGCCGTTCTACCGGCGCAATGAGTGCGGGATGCGGATCGTCGGCCGCAGCCGCGCGGGCGACCTGGTGCACTGCTCTGCCATCCATGAAGGCGGCCAATGGCGCAATGTGAAGATCGACCGGATCATCCGGGACATCCTCAAGCCCTTCGGGATCGAGCTGGTGGTGGACACCGAGCTGGGCGACCCGGTGAAGGATTTCAAGCTGGGGCACGGAGAGCTGGCGCTGGACGCGATCTCCAGGGCCGCCAAGCTGCGCGGTGTGCTGGTGACGTGTGACGACGCCGGCCGGGTGCTGCTCACCCAGGCTGGTAAAACCCGATTCAAAGGCGCCATCGTGCGCGGCCAAAACGTGATTGCCATGGAGTCGGTGGGCAGCGATGAGCGCCGGCACAGCCAGTACATCGTCTATGGCCAAAGCGATGATGCGGACGCAACAGACCTTGCCAAGGGGCTGAAAGCAACGGCCGAGGACAGCGAGATCGGGCGCTATCTGCCGCTGGTGATCAATGCGGACGGCAATACCACCCAGGCCGAGCTGAAAATGCTGGCCGATCACACCATGCGCGTGCGGCGCGGCCATGCCTATGGTTTCCGTTACACGGTGGAGGGCTGGACCTATCAGGGCGAGCCGTGGCCAGTGAATCAGCGCGTGCCCATCTATGACGACGTGGCCGGGCTGGACGGCGCCGAGTGGCTGATCTGCTCGGTCAAGCAGACGTGCGACCTGAAGGAAGGCGATGTGACGGAGCTGCTGGTGCGGCCCGTGGAGGCCTATGACACCGCGCCGCTCAAGACCAAGGTGCGCCGCCGTAACTGGGGCAACCGGGGCAACACCAGCAACCACCCGCGCGGCCCGAGCGACCGCGCGCAAGGGGGGCACTGATGCTGGACAACCTGCTGCGCTGGGTGCGTGTGCGCGGGCTGAAGGAGGGCCGTATGCAGCGGGGCCGGGTGGAGGGCCTTGAGTATGACGCGCGCGATGGATCGCCACGGCCACAGGACTATGGCTTTGCCGCCAACGCAGTGGACGGCGACGGCCTGCGCCTGGAGGTTTGCGGGCATACGATCATCCTGCGGCTGGACCGCACGGCCGAGCGGCCGGCGCTGGCGCCCTACGAGGTGGCCGTGTGGCACAAGGAGGGCCACATGGTGCGGCTCAAGGCAGGCCGCGTGGTGCAGGTGGACTGCGATCACTACTTGGTCAACGCGCAGCAGTACACCGTGAATGCCAGCACGGGCATGGCCTTCAACACGCCGACGGCAACCGCCTCCGGCGTCTTCAACGCGGGCTCAGTGGCGGCCGACGCCAGCCTGAAGGTGGGCGGCAAGGAAGTTTTGGGCCACAACCACGGGAACGTACAGAACGGCGGCGGCATCACGAGCGGCTTCTGACCCCGCAGGCCGCCGCGGTGAAGTGTTTCACCATGACCGCTTGAGCGCCTTTTAAGACACTGGCCGCATGTTTGATGTGGCCATCCGCCCCCAGCCCAGCACCACAGTCGCCGCGAGCGTGTTTGCCGTGCCGTTCGATCTGCGGATGGTGGCGCCCGGGCCGGCTGTGAGCTACCCGTGGAAGGATTTTGTGCAGCCGGACGGCAAGCCAGCCGTCTATGCCGATGTGCTGGCGACCTACTCGCTGGAGTTGGAGGACACGCTGCAGACGGCGGTGATCATCTCGCTGTTCTCGGACGCGCGGGCCACGGACGACGACAAGCTGCCGCCGAATGAGACAGACCGGCGCGGCTGGGTGGGCGATGAGTTCGCCAGCGCCGATTTCGACAGCCGGCCGGACCCTTGGGGGTCTCGGCTCTGGACGTGCTACACGGGTAAGGCGGCGGCGGAAGTGCTGGAGACGGCGCGCTTCGCCGCCTTTGAGGCGCTGCAGTGGATGGCGCGCGATGGGGTTGCCAGCCGCGTCGGGGTAACCGCCCTGTGGACCGGCGAGCGGATGGACCGCCTGGCCGTTCGGCCGACGATCTACAAGCCGGGACAGGCGCGCCCGGTATATGACGTGCTGTGGGGCACGTCGATCCGGAGGCTGGCGCAATGAGCACGCCGCTGGGCACGTCAATCCCGTCCATTCAAGAGCTGCAGGACAACCAGGCCCGGCTGCTGCAGCAGGCCCTTGCGCTGGGCGAGCAGGCGGCGGCGCCGGCCGGCGATCTCAGCGCGGCCGATCTGGAGCTGGCGCGCAGCACCATCAAGGCGCTGGCCTTTGCCGAGGGTATGGGGCTGCATGGCGCTTACCGCTATCTGCGCGATCACATCGCGCGCCAGGCGATCCCGATCTATTCGACCGGCAACTTCCTGGACGGCTGGCTGGCGACCTACAGCATGCCCCGCAAGGGAGCGTGGGCCGCAAGCGGCTCTGTGTCGGGCACGGGCGTGGCGGGAGCCCTGCTGACGGCGGGCAAGGTGCTGCAAGCCCAGGACGGCCGCCAGTACGCCGTGGCGGCCGACGTCGCGGCGGCGCCGGGCGGCACCGTCGCGGCGACGGTAACCGCGCTGGTGGCCGGCGCCGGCGGTAACCTGGCGGGGGGCTCGACGCTCACGCTGGCATCATCGATCAACGGCATTGATGCGGCGTTCACGGTGGACATGCCCGACGGCATCTCGGGCGGAGCCGACGTGGAGACGGACGCCGAGGCCATCTACCGGCTGCAGCAACGCCTGGCCAATGAGCCCATGGGCGGGGCGCCGGCCGACTATGCGCGGTGGGCGCTGCAGGTGGCCGGCATTACGCGCGCCTGGGGCGTGCGCAACCCGGCGGGGCCGACCACGGCCGGCGTGATCATCATGGCTGATGCGAATGCTCCGCATGGTCTGCCGACGGAGGGCCAGCGGCAACTGGTGGTGGACTACATCCGCGACCCGAAGCGTGGGCCGCCGGATGAGCTGTTCGTGATCATCCCCACGGCCCAGGTGGTCGATGTGACCATGAGCATTTCGCCCGACACGGCCGCGAACCGGGCGGCGGCCGTTGAGGCCCTGCAGGACCTGTTTTTCAGGGAAGCGGTTCCGGGCGGATCAATCCCCCATTCCCACCTGAAAGAGGTGGTCAGCGGCGTGGTGGGTGAGTACAACCACGCCATCACGTCGCCCGTGCTGACAGAGGGCGGGGTTTTCGCGGTCGGCACCTACAGCACTCTGCTGGTATTGGGCTCGGTGGCGTTCGTCTAAGGCCATGAACAAGTTCTGGCAAGCCCTCGCCGCACTGCTGCCAACCGGCTTTGCTTGGCCGCGCGACCCCAATTCGACCTTGATGCGCGTTGTCAAGGCCAAGGCCGAAGGGCTGGGCCAGTTGCACGAGTTCACCCGCATGACGGCCGACCAGTGGCAGCCGCACCAGGCTGTCACGCGGCTGGCGGAGTGGGAGGAGGCTACCAGCCTGCCCGATGCGTGTTTCGGCACCGATCAGGACATGGCCATGCGGCGCAAGCTGCTGCTGGCCAGACTGCGCGGCCCGGAGCTGGCGTACCCGGACTCCAGCCCGGCCAGCCCGGGGGCCATCGTCGCCATTTGCGCCTGGCTGGGCTATCCGCTGGTGACAGTTGCCTACAACACGCCGTTTCGTTGCGGCATGCGCGTTGGTCGGCGCCTCGGCGCACTGGATGGAAAGCTGTGGATCACCGTGACGATCCAGTCCGCGCCGTTTCGGGTGGGCGTTTCCCGCGTGGGGGACCGGCTTTTGCAAGGGACGCTCAATGGCGGCGAACTGGCCTGCTATCTCCAACGCGTTGTGCCCGCGCGCTACAGCGTCAATGTGATTTTTGTTTGAGGTGATTCATGGACTACACCACCAGTGATGCATATGCGACTGATGCCGGAACCGGCAATCGGATGCACCAAGATACGGCGGCCGTTACAACGGCCGTGACTGCCCAGGATGCCAATGGCCTGATCTGGGAGATGCTTTCCGTGATCAAAGGGGCCGGCCTGACGCCTGTTGCCTTCGACAAGACGGTTCCCGGTAGTTACACCCAGGTGTACCAGGCCATCCAACTGATGATCGCAGGCACGGTCAATAACGACTACAAGACCAGCGTGCGCGCCGCCACCACGGCACCGATCAATCTAGCCGCCCCGGGCGCGGCCATCGACGACGTGGCGATGGCCGTTGGTGACCGTTTCCTGGACAAAGACAACGCCAATGGCATCTTGCGCGGCATCTACATCTGGAACGGCGCTGCTGTCGCGGCAACTCGTGCAACGGACGCGGACGGCGTGGGCGAGCTGACCAGTGGCGCGGTTGTGGCGGTGGAAGAAGGTACGGCCAATGCCGACAGCGAGTGGATGCTGACGACGGATGGCACGATCACCATCGGCACCACGGCGCTGACGTTCACGCGCAAGGATGCGGATTCCGCCGCCACTGGCGTCCGAAACAAACTCATCAACGGCGCAATGGCCATCGACCAGCGCAACGCCGGCGCCGCGCAGACCTTCACCGCCGCCGCTGCTCTGGCCTACTGCGTTGACCGATGGTATGGCTACTGCACAGGTGCCAACGTGACCGGCCAGCGCGTAGCAGGCACCGCGCCGAATCAGTACAACTATCGGTTCACTGGCGCGGCGGGTGTTACGAAGATCGGCTTCGCGCAACGCATCGAGGCGGCGAACTGTCAAGACCTCGCCGGGAAGACCGCGACGCTCTCCGTCGATCTGGCTAACTCGCTGCTGACAACCGTGACGTGGACGGCGTGGTATGCGAACACTGCCGACACCTTCGGATCTCTCGCCAGCCCGACACGGACGCAGATCGCCACGGGCGTCTTCACGGTTAATCCGGCGCTGGCCCGTTACAACGCGCAGATCAGCATCCCAGCGGCTGCGACCACCGGCATTGAGATCGAGTTCAGCGTCGGAGCGCAGATCAGCGGGACATGGACGATTGGTCGCGTTCAGCTTGAGCCCGGGGCCGGCGCTACGTCGTTCGAGCAACGACAGACCGGGGCGGAGTTATCGCTTTGCCAGCGGTATGCGGTTAACTTCCCCGGTGGCTCCGGTGACAGATTGGCTATTGGCTACAACTACAGCGCCAGCCAAGGTGTGTTCCCGCTGGTTCTGCCCGTTGAAATGCGCTCCGCTCCTTCGCTTGTCGGGACGCCAGGGTCGATCACATTTAACGACAACGTCACTGGATACGCCGCAAGCTCACCTACGCTCGGGCAAGCGACAAGTAAGCACGTGATCATGTCGTTCAGCGGGGCAACTGGCATGGCGTTCCCAAGGCCAGGGCAGGTTTATTTCACAAGCGCAAATAGCAATTTGGTGCTTTCGGCGGAGCTATAAATCATGTTTAAAGTCATTTCAGAATCCGTTGTTCAGCGACTGAGCGATGGCGTCCAGTTTCCCGCCGATCCGGCCAACGTGGACTATCAGGAGTTCCTTCGCTGGCGGGCGGAGGGCAACACGCCGGAGCCTGCTGACCAGCCGACACTGGAGCAGATCGAGGCCGACATCGCGGCCGAAGTGCAGCGCCGCCTCGAAGCCTGGGCGCAGCAGCGCGAGTACGACGGCATCGTGAGCCTATGCAGCTATGCGGGCGACCCCGACCCGACGCTCAATGCCGAGGGCACGCTGGGCGTGAGCATGCGCAGCGCGACATGGGTGGCGATGAAGCGCATCCGCGCCGAGGTGATGGCCGGCGTGCGGCCGATGCCGCAGACCATCGCCGACATCGAGGCCGATCTGCCGGTGCTGGTGTGGCCGGCATGAGCGCCCTTGGCCTGGTGCTCTGGCCGTTGGCCTACCTGTACGGCTTCTGGCTGCTCTACGTGCTCATCATGGGCTTCTACCGCGCCTGGCTGGCCAAGAGGCTCACGCGCACGGCCCTGGTGCTGGCCAGCCCCGCGCTGGTGGTTGGCTACCTGGTCGACCTGGCCGCCAACTGGACGCTGGCCGCGCTGCTGTTCTGGCAGTGGCCGCAACGCCCGCTGGAGCTGGTGACCGACCGACTGTCGCGCTATATCAGCACGCCCAGCGGCTGGCGCACTGCCCCCGCACTGTGGGTTTGCCAGTCGCTGCTGGACTACTTTGACCCGCACGACAAGCACTGCGGGCCAGCGTAAAAGACAGGGCGAGTGCTCAAGGTGCGTCAACACCCTGGGCAAACGTCTCCGCCGTGAGTGAGCACGGCATCGACCTAAGACCCTGCCACCTGTACAGGCCGGGCGATTCTAAGGGATGCCATGCAAGAGGTTCGGTGCGGCAGTTGCGAGCGCAAGCTGGCCGAAGCCGCTGAGTTTTTGAGGTTGAAGGTGAAATGCCCGCGCTGCGGGACCATGAACGATGTGAGGGCCTGGAGCCCCCTACCAGAGCGCCCCGGAGCGTCCAACTTGAAAGGGGCGCCCCATGGCGAAAACAGCAAGCAAGCCGGCTTCGAGGCCGGGAGAAAACGGGTTTAAATACCGGCCGCAATACGGCCTGGTCGTGGTCTGCGAGACCGAAGCCCACCAGCAGCGGCTCTATGAGCGGCTGCTGAAACAGGGCTTCAAGCCCAAGGTGGTGTGCGTATGAAGATCGCCGTCCACCACCGCTGTAGCGACTTCGACAGCTACCGCGCGGCGCGCGTCAAGTCCCTCTTCAACGTCGAGAGCGGCGCCGATTTCACTCTGGAGGCCGAGCTGGACCTGGACAGCGCCCCCTGGCAGATCGGCGTCATCGTCGGCCCCAGCGGCTCGGGCAAGTCCAGCATGGGCCGCGCCCTGTGGGGCGCCGACGCGATCTACGCCCCGGCCTGGCCAGCCGATCAGCCCGTGATCGACGCGATCACGCCCGCCGGCTCATTCGACGCCGTGACGGCCGCCCTGTCCAGCGTGGGCCTAGGCAGCGTGCCCACCTGGCTGCGGCCCTACCAGGTGCTCTCCAATGGCGAGCAGTTCCGCGCGAACCTGGCCAGGCTGATCGCCGAGGCGCCCGCCCAGGCCGTTCTGGACGAATTCAGCAGCGTGGTGGACCGTCAGATCGCCCAGATCGGGGCCGGGGCCTTCGCCAAGGCCTGGCGCCGTACCGCAGGCCAGGCGGTTCTGCTGAGCTGCCACTACGACATCCTGGACTGGGTTCAGCCGGACTGGGTCTTCGACACCGCCACCGGCCAGCTCGAACGGGGGTTACTTCGGCGCCGGCCGCGCATCGACGTGGACCTCTGGCAAACCGACTGGCGCCATTGGCCAACCTTTGAGCCGCACCACTATCTGAAGCTACCCAAGATGATCGCCGCCACCAACTACGTGGCCACGGTGGACGGCAACCTGGTGGCCCACGTCGCCGTGAGTACCCGGCCAGGTCTGTGCGAGGCTCGAGCCTGCCGCCTCGTGGTCATGCCCGAGTGGCAGGGCGCCGGTGTCGGCCTGCGCTTCCTGGACACGGTCTGCGAGCGCTGGCGGATCGGCCAGAACCGCTACGGCAAGCCCATGCGCACGCTGTTTCACACCAGCCACCCCGGCCTGGCCAGCGCCCTGCGGCGGTCAGCCGCCTGGACGCAGGTCTCGGCCGGCCTGGTGGGCGACAACAAGGCAAAGTCGGCGGCCAGCATCGCCAGGTCGGCGGCAGCCAAGGGCCGGCTTGGCGCGCCAAGCGGCTACGGCGGGCACTTCCGAGCCGTCCAGGGCTTCCGCTACCTCGGACCGCCGGTGTAGGCGCCCAAAGCAGAACCGCCCCAACAGGGGCGGTTCTTGGAAGGTGTTTAATGCTGGATCAAATATGCGTTCAAACCCGGTGTAAATGCTGGATCAAACTAAATGTCCGACCGGATCAAACCAAACGGCGCGCTACTCCACACCGTCGCGTGCCTGGTCGTACAGCTGTACCGGCGTGCCACCGAGCTGCATGGCCGGGTAGGCCTCGAACTTGATGCGGCCGCCGGACTCCTTCTCGACCTTCTCCATCCATGGCTTGTGCATGTTGAGCCAGACGCCGGACATCGGCGACATGAAGGTGTGGAACTTGAGCGTGACCACCGGTTGCGCCAGGCTGCTGAGTGCAGGCGCGGCCAGGGCGGCAGCGGCGGTGGTCTTCAGAAGGGTGCGGCGCTGGATCAT